AGATTCGAGTGTTTCAACAGCGTGTATTCCAATTTTTCTAATAAGTCCGAGTCGGTATCGGATGAGGTTACCAGATAAATGGGTGTTACAGGCGCTGCATTGTCTGTGGCAGTTATGCTCGTTAAATCGTAAGTGTCCTGCACTTCCAATGCTTCTGTAATGGCCTGCATGATATGCGCTGGCACTTTTTGACCCACAACTAATACAACCGTCATTTTGATCCCTTAATCTAATATATTTATTAAATACAACTTGTGCGTCTTTTAACCAATCGGATCGACTCTTTAATTTTAATTTGGCTTCTTTAACTTCTTTTTTGACGGTTTTAATTTTTTTATTTTTTGCCAACTCTAACGCACATTCAAATCCACATACTTGCTGAAGTGGTTTAGTTGGTGTGAATTCTATTTTGCAAACCTTACACTTCTTCGGTTTGATTGGCTTCACTAAATCTTACTCCTAAATCTGCACCATAAGCATATATTTGTTCCATGTATAAACTAAAACCATGTTTGGTTAATTTTTGAGTTGATCCAACCAATACTCGTCTGCCGTCAGGTGTTTCTTCGTATTTTCTGTAACCTTCTTTAACTTGTTTAGGATCAGGAAAGTCAGGCAAGAATTTTTCTTTAAAGTATTCGTGCCATATAAGAGCTGAATATTGTTTGCCATGAACCCATGCTTGTTGAGCTATGTCGTTTAATGGGCCAGCCCACATAAGTGCATTAGCGCTTAATGATCTGCCTTTTTGTTCTTCACGAATAATAACTTCAAGTGGTCGCTCTAAATCTATAGGTGCATTTTGTATTGCGTTTATGGCTGTGTCTAGTTGAAGCTTTCCTACAAGTCTAATAACTTTAGGTAGATAATCTGCTCTCATGGTGTCTTTTCTCGTAATCATTGCGACAATCTATATCGCAAAAGCGTTTAGTAGAAGGTGCGTAGCAATTTAGACAAGAGCCATTTGATTCAATAGGTTTTTGATGCTCTCTAATATGTTTGATAGCTTCATCCCTATCGTGCTGTTCTAAATCGCTGGCTCTGTCAAAATCATCTTGCATAATTTAAAAAGGGATGTCTGATTCCATGTCATCAAAGTTAGTTGGTGCAGGTGTTTTAGAAACTTCTTTAGCTTCATCACGACTGCCTAACATTTGCATTTGGTCTGCAACAATTTCTGTTGTATAACGATCCTTTCCTTCTTTGTCTTGCCATTTACGAGTTTGAAGTCTGCCTTCAATATAAACAGGGCGTCCTTTTTTTAAATACTCACCTGCAATCTCTGCAAGTTTTCTAAATATAACAATGTTGTGCCATTCTGTTTTGTCTTGCTTATTGCCGTCTTTGTCTTTCCATGATTCAGTTGTAGCTAAACTAAAATTACAAACTGCGTCACCATTAGGTAGGTGTCTTAATTCAGGGTCTTTACCAAGATTGCCTAATATGATTACTTTATTTACTGATGCCATGCTTCGCTCCTCTGTTGTGAATAGATGTGACATTAGATAATATATATTTTTTACCTAATTGTCTTTTTAATTCTTGAACTTTAATATTTCTTTTTTCCACAAACTCAATATCTTTTGTGGTAATAGGAAGATTAACTCCGTAAAAACTATGTAGTAACACGAGTCACCTCACCTGTAGATTTGTCAAGCTCATATTCTGCCAATGAATCTGAATTTGTTTTTTGATTTTTAATACGTTGACCGAAGATTTTTTCAAAATTCTCGTCAAACTTTTTTTGATCGACTGATCTATACATATCACCTTTGCCAGCTTCATGCGCCATATTGCCTCCTAAAATAATGGTTCAGCTTTAATTAAATCAAATACGTTTTCTTTTGGTGCTTTAGATAATCTTATAACTTGAATATCTTTATGCGTGTCTTGATACCATTTTGCTTCTTTGTTAGACCAACGATATTTTCTAATCATATCGCCGTTATCCATTACAGCATGAGTAAAGTCCATTTAGTCCTCGCAGTTTCCGCCAATACATCTAGCATTTGATAACGCAGCTTCTTCAATATCGGCTATTGCATCTTTTCCAATAAAGTCATCTGCTGCAATTCTTAATCTATTGTATAGACTTTTTTCTACTTCGGTTACAGAAGTTTTCATAAGAAATCCTCTATCCCTAGCATGATCAGTTATAACAGAGTTGACATAATCAGAAGGCTCTACACCCCATGATTCAACTTCGCCATATTTTTTATCATCTAATTCAACTTCAATTATTACACTAAAGCGTTTCATGTTTTACCTTTCTAATTAATTCTAACATCTCTGCTCGACCATGTTTTTTTTCATACCGTTCAAGCATTGATCTTGCGTGTGGTTTATAGGCGCTTCGCAGCCAGCGCACCCAACAACACTCGTTATTAAAATTAAAACGGCCACGATTATCATTGCATAATTCACAACTCATTTAGTTTTTAAAGCTTCCCTTGCAAATTTAATACCTATTTCTAATTTATATTCACCTTTTGCATGACGCTCTAATATTGTTTTAGCCCATGCTTTAGGATCAGTTGGTTTTAATTTAATTTTAGACATAAGTTCTTTTGCCTTTTCTTTGTTGTGTTCGATTTGATATGGTGTAGGATTTCTTGGAAGCATTTTTATATATTCTTTAGGCTTGGATGCTTTGCATAAAGATACTATGTCAAATACTGTAGGCATATATTGGTTTCCATTAACCCAATCATCAAAAGATTTACTAACTACATTAAATTCATAACCCTTTAATTTTTCCCACCAAATCCGCATCGTATTTTTATCAAGAGCAGGTTTAGAATAAATTGTAGATATTGAATCCATCATGTCTTTAAAATTATTAGTTTCTACAGAGTTTTCTATCAAAATGGTTTTTCCTCTCTTGGTTGCTCATCATCCCATCTATGTTGATTAATCCATGTAGATGGATTAGGAATAAATTTTCCGTTATTAACAAACCATTGATTGCTTTGTTTTTGCCAGCTCAAAGTATTTAAAACAATATTTATATTGGGATTAGATTTTGCCCAAGCTTTTCTAGCGGCTTCTTTGCCAACTTTTTTTGGATATTCTGACCAAAACACATCAAAGTCAGACATATATATTTGTTCTGTTATGTTATGTTCTGTATCTGTTCTGTTCTGTTCTGGGGGCGTTACTGTAACGTTACTAGATTGTTTCATACGTTCTCTATGCTTTGCAACCCTTTCAGCACTAGAGTCAGACACGAATTGACGCTTATCCCAATTAAGCACTTCATTATCACTATTAATGAAGTTTTTATCTATAAATGTTGCTTTAGATGCTAGCCATTCATCCATAGATATTCGTAGTTGAAACGCTACTTGTTCATCTTGTAACGTTACATTTCCGTTACATCTAATACAAAATAGCATAATCAACCTGCGTTGATTTACTTCACTTAACATCTGAACCTTTGGATCGTGTGAAAATTCAGAATAAAGCCTAAACCATTGATTTGCCATATTTAGCCCTTAAATTTGCGTTTTAAAAATATTTCAGGGTATTGAAGCTTAATTTTTGCTGGAATACCTCTCTTTTTCCATTGATAAACCTTAATTTCTTGGCTGATTCCTGACCAACCCAAACGCTTGCAGAGGGCTTTAGAACCTCCATAAAAGTCAATAATTTCGCTATCTGTCATGTTTTTTCCTATAACTTTTTGTTAAATAGTTGTTGACATCATAATAACAAATAGTTAATAATGCAAGTGTAGTTTTTAAATTTATGGAGGAAATTATGAAAACAAAAGGCTTAATCGTTACAGTTCTAGCGTTCTACGCATACTGCGCATTGTGGTTGTATGTGCTTTATCCAATCCTTTCTAAACACTTTGGAGCTTAATATGACTATCCATGAAGAATTTGCACAAGATTTAATTGATAGCGATCCATTAGAAGTTATTAACTCAATGGACATAGATCAACTAGCTGGCACACTTCGTGCTATGTATTGGGCTAATGAACGTAGCGATATGATTAGCGTTAATCTGTTTGCCAAATCATTAAGCAATGCTTTCTTTGAGAAAGCGATGGATATTACAGAAAAAAAGTTCCAAGAAGCTAACGTCTATCAAGGCCCTTTTGACGAAATGTATGACATGGGTCACTCACATAAGGATTTCTTCTAATGATTAAATATATCCGAAATATCTTATTTTTGTATTACAAGGGCTTTACTTTTAAAAAATCAATTCAATTAGCAAAGGGTATTAAATGATTACTTTTAATGTATTAAAAAAGATTAACGTTAATGACCATACTGAAAAGAAAGGCAACTTAACTTATCTTTCATGGGCATGGGCAGTAGATCAGTTATTAACTAATGATCCACAAGCAACCTGGGAATATAAAGAGCCTAAACAGTTTGGCGATACTTTAATGGTGTTTTGTTCTGTAACAGCTTTTGGCAAAACAATGACAGCTCAACTTCCTGTATTAGATTACAAGAATAAAGCTGTAGTTAATCCTGACGCTATGGCAGTTAATACTGCTATGCAACGTTGTTTAGCTAAAGCAATCGCTTTGCATGGTATTGGTCTTTATATTTACGCTGGCGAAGATTTACCTCAAATTGAACCAGCTTCACAAGATGATATTGAAGATGTTATTAAAGAAATCAATAAAGCAGAATCTATTGATGAATTAATGGGTATCTACAAAGAAGCATCAACAAAGTTTGACAAGCCGTCTTTAGCAAAATTAAAGACTTATTTAACTGATCGTAAAAATGAATTGGAGGCATAGTATGAATCAGCAAGAACGTTTAACGGAGTATTTAGAAAAGCATGGCAAGATTGATCCATTAAAAGCATGGACTCAATTAGGCATATATAGATTAGCCGATACCGTTTTTAACTTACGCAAAAAAGGTTACGACATAACAACCACAAATAAAAAAGTTAAGAATAAGTTTAAAGAAGTTTGTGTAGTTGCTGAATATAAATTGGAGGGTTCAAACAATGAGTGACATTATCTTGCAAGGAACACCTGAATGGTTAGAGTTGCGTAAAGGCCATGTAACAGCTTCACGAGTTGCAGACATTATGGCCAAAACTAAAACAGGCCCAAGCGCTAGCCGACAAAATTATTTAATTGAGCTGGCTATTCAAAGAGTCACAGGCGTTATTGAAGAGTCATATAAAAATGAAGCCATGACTAGAGGCCAGGAAGAAGAGCCAAAGGCACGAGCTGCATACGAAACCATTACCAAAACTTTTGTTGAGGAAGTTCCGTTTGTCAAACATAAAACAATTGAATGGTTTGGTGCATCGCCTGACGGCATTATTAAAAACAATGACGGCACATATAACTTATTAGAAATTAAAAATCCTAACAGCGCTACGCATTGGTCTTATATAAAAGATGGTGAAATACCAACTAAATATAAAATTCAAATGATGGCTCAAATGTCTTGCACAGGCGCTCAATGGACAGATTTCTTTTCTTACGACAGTCGTATGCCTGAAGGAAGTAGATACTTTTTAGCTCGATTACAGCGTGACGGTGCTTTTATAGATTCCATGGAGCAAGAAATTAAAACCTTTTTAGAAGAGGTCGCACATGAAACCAAACTCATGGAAAATCGAGTATAACTTGACTAATGGTATAATACCCATTGGCAATAACACAGGGGGGGTCATTTATGATCGACCAAGCCTTGCTTTGTCTAGCGCAAACCATTTACATGGAAAGCAATCTAGAAAGCAAACAAGCACAAATTGGAGTTGGCTACGTTCTTATGCGAAGAGCTGACTTTGATCCACAACAGGTGTGTAATGAAATGAAAAAACCATATCAATTCACTTGGTATGGAAAAGTTAAACCACCTGAACATAAGGAAATTAAACCTTACTTTCTTGATCTTGCATATCGCATTATGCACAAGTTAGAGCCTGACTATTCCCAAGGCGCAACTAATTTCCACGATAATTCAATCTCAAAACCTCAATCATGGTTCAGACTTAAAAAAACTGTTCAATGGTCGCACATGATTTTTTACAAAGTGGAGGAAACAAAATATGCTCAATATTGAGTTATATACCAAACAACTTAATGGTGAAATAGACATTAAAGCCCTAGTCAATAAACCTAAATATCAACCTGATGAAGTAGTGCCTAATATTGAATTAGATTACTATGTCTATCGTGGTAAAAAAGGTTATGCAAGCTTTATTGCTTCCAATACAAAAGAACGTAAAAGAGGATGCAATGTTCGATTAATATTTGATGGTCGAACAAATTTACTTAAAGATGTTAAATTCATTGAAGTAAAACATAAGGAAAATCAATGGACAAAGTAATAGATTTTATAATAAAGTGCTTAATGTTTTTTGGAGGTGTCGGTCTTTTGATCGGCATTTTTTTCATGTTTGAACTTTTATTTGGGACTTATATATGCCATTAAGAAAAGAACAATTGTTGGAGGCGGTTGAGGCTTTTAATAAGACAGGCAGCGAAACTAAAGCCGCAGAGTTGTTAGGTATTAAACGAGCTTGTTTACAGGGAAGATTGAAAGCAGCAAAACTTCAAAATATGTTTACTGCATTACCACCTGAAACACAGCTCCCACCTGAAGTAGCACTCAAAGATAAAATTAGAACTCTAGAAGCCCAAATAGCTTCATTCAATCGTGACGTATTAAGTGAAAATTACGTTAAATCTAAAATTCTTAAAATGTCGGAAAAGAAACCGTCACCACCTTCATGGTTAATTAAACCAGGTGCAAGTAAATCTGCTCCAGGCGTTCCTACGTTGTTTGCTTCAGATTGGCATTGGGGCGAAAACGTTGATCCTAACCAAGTTAATAATGTCAACTCATACAATATGAAAATAGCTCACAAACGAGCTAAAAAAATGATTGAGGTTGCTATTGACCTATTAAACAATCACATGGTCAATCCAAAGTATCCAGGCATTGTATTTGCTTTAGGAGGTGACATGGTGTCAGGTGACATCCATGAAGAATTGATGGCTACCAATGACGCCGAGATTATGCCTGTGGTTATAGACTTATTCGGTGTATTAATTTGGTGCATAGAAACGCTTGCTGATCGTTTTGGAAAAGTATTTGTGCCATGTGTAGGCGGCAATCATGGTAGAAATACCCATAAAATTAGAAACAAGGGTCGAAATTTTACTTCTTTTGATTGGCTAACCTATCAATTTTTAGCCAAGCACTTTGAAACTGACAGTCGAGTATCGTTTCATATTCCTGATGGCCCTGACGCTTTATATGCTATTTATAACCATAAATACTTATTAACTCATGGCGATCAATTTAGAGGCGGTGATGGAGTTATTGGTGCTTTAGGGCCTATTATTCGTGGTGACCACAAAAAAAGGTCTAGAAATGCCCAAATTGATATGGAATACGATACTATGATAATTGGCCATTTTCACCAACTAATACAATTAGAAAGACTTATTGTAAATGGGTCATTAAAAGGGTATTGTGAGTATGCCTATAGCAATAACTTTGGGTTTGAACCTCCAAGGCAAGCTTTATGGATAACGCATCCTTATCATGGCATAACATTCTCAATGCCTGTGAATGTGGATGTATCTTTTGAAAATTCA